TTCAGCAGATCGACGGTGGCCATCAGGCGGCCCGCACCACGGCGATCGCCGCGCTGTCGAACATGGACTTGATCCGCGGCGCCATCCGGTCCTTGAGCGTCGCGAAGGTCCGGCGCGGCTTCCTGTTCACGGTGCCGGCCAGCATGTAGAGCAACTCGAGCTTGCCGCCCGTGCCCGCACGCGCGATCCAGAAGTGCTTCGGGCGACCGTTCTTGAAGTTCTTCATGCGCGCGGTGGGCCACTTGAACGCGCCCTCGATCTGCAGCAGCGCGTCCTGGCCGGCGTAGCGGTCGACGCCCGAGCGCGTCTGCGCGTGGATCGTCGGGATCTGGTGCGGCCCGGGCTCGGGCCCGCCGTCCTCCATCTTCGCGACATGCGGCGAGCCGTGGCCCACGAAGGAGTACCGGACGCCGTCGGGGGCGACGTAGACACGCCCGGATGCGACGATCTGGCTGATGGTGATGCTCGAGCGCCGGCCGAAGCCGGGCAGGGCGCCGCCCATCACGCCCCAGAAGGCGTCGCGGGCCTGCGGCCGGCTCATCAGCGTTTTCAGTTCCTCGCCGCTCGCAAGCGCGGCGTTGGCCAGCACCTTGTCGACCTGGGATGCCGTGGTGACCTCGATGCGCCGCAGCGAGGCGATCGCCTCGTCGGACTTCATCGTGATCTTGACGCCGGACGCGCCCATCAGCGCCCCCGGCGTTCGAACGGCAGCATCAGGCCGCGAATCTCGGGCGGCACCTTGTCGGTGCGGAAGGTCGCGCCGGCGCCGGCGCCGATGTTCGCGGCCGAGGTCGTCATCTGCGGCAGCTTGCGCCGCTGCCACAGCAGCCGGATCCACGCGACCTGCAGTTCGATCAGGCTCGACCATTCCGTCGGATGGTCGGTGGCGTCGTAGCCGAGCGTCGCCGTGGCCTCGAGCTTGGCCTCGCCGAGCGGGAAGTAGCCGTCGCGCAGGATCACGACAGCCTGGGCTCGGTCGTAGTCGGCGTGGGCCAGGTCGATCGCCGTGCGCGTGCCGTCGAGGTCGATCCACGAGACGGTCGGCGTCCCGACGAGCGGCCACTCGGGGAACGCGAGCCGGTGCAGGTCGACGCTGTCGAGCAGCATGTTCGCGTGCGAGCGCCCGAAGAGGTCGCGGCCGGTGTGCTGGTCCATCAGGCCCAGCGCTTGATTGATGATCTTGCGGAAGGCGTCCTGCTCAGCCACCACGGAGAGCGTGGTGCCGACGACCTCGGCCAGCGCGTCCGTCTCACCGATGAACGTGTACGCACTGACCGTGGTCGGCATCGGCAGTCTCCCGGGTTACTTCTTGGTGGCCTCGGCGCGCTTGCCATTGGGCCCGGACGTTTCGTTCGGCGCGGGCGCCGCAGCGCGAGCCCTGGCCGTGGCGAGCGCCTCGGCGATCGCCGCCTTCATCAGGTCGCCGGTCTTGTAGCTGCCCGGCGCGATCTGGATCTCGAGCACCGAGCCCTTGGGGTCCAACGGCTGGATCGCGTAGCGGTTGTTCTCGTCCGTCAGCACGACGCCGTCCTCGCCCGGGACGATGCCGGCGGCCTGCATGGCCTCGCTGACCTGCATGATCGCGGAGGCCGTGTCGTCGGCCATCTCGACCACCTCGGCGACCGGCGGCGGCGGGACCTGCAGAGTTGCCGCGGCGGGAGCGACGCCCGCAGCGGGCGGCGCCGACCCCTGACCCGCGGACGTCGTTGCGTTCGGGTCCGCGCTCCCTCCCGCTTCGACGGAAAACTGGGTCGGGAAGTCGCGCAGCAGCAACGCCGCAGCGTCGTCCTCAACCTCTTTCGTAGCGCCGGCTTCGATGACGCAGAAGCCGCTCTTGGCGTGGATCATCATCTTGGCGCCGGCATTCTTCAGCACGACCTTGGGCACGCGGGACCCCTTTCGCTGATGTTGGAAGGCGATCAGGCGGCGCCCGCTGCAACGGGCGCCGCCCTGGCTCGCCGACTGCCACCCGGAGGGATGGCTTACGTGGTCGGGACGTTGACGCCCGACGCGATGAAGCGGTAGGTGCTCGAAACCGGCTGGATCGACTTGAACGCGGCGCGCATCGTGCCGCGGAAGGCGATCTGATCCGTGTCGAAGTACCGCTCGCGGCTGCCCTCGATCTGCACGCCCCGACGCCAGCCGAGGCGGAAGCCGCGGCGGTTGAAGTAGTGCAGGCCCGTGAGCGAGCCGCTGACGTCCGTGATCAGGCCGTCCGAGTCCATGTTCTGCGGGTAGTCGGCCGCGACCACCAGCGGGGATCCGAACATCGAGCCGAGCACGCCGTTGCTGAAGGTGGCCTGGGCGATCTTGTCGGCCGTGAGCACGACCGCAAAGCCGTTCTGGTCCTTCAGCGTCAGGAGCTTGGCGTAGAGCAGGAAGCCGGTCATCCACGCGCCGTCGCTCGGGCGGATGCCGTAGTTCTGCATCAGACCCTTCAGCACCGTCAGGGCCTCGGCCGTGGGCGTGCCGGCGAAGTTCACGCGCGTGTAGGCCGCCAGTACGTTCGCCATGTAGCGGAAGCCGTCCCAGAGCGAGCGGCAGTCCGTCGCCGCCGGCGCGCTGGCCGAGTCGATCGCCGCGGTCAACTGGCCGTTGATGAACGCGTCCTCCATGCCCGCCGCGAGGCCCCAGGCGATCTCGGAGCGGATCATCGCCAGGATGCCGACGATCGAGTCCTCGTCGAGCTCGGTGGAGGTCAGGACGAGCATGGCCTGCTTCACCGCGTTGAACGTGAGGTTCAGCGTGGCGATGTCGCGCTGGCTGATCGCGATGCCTTCCGCGATCTTGTAGCCCTTCACCGCGAGGCCCTGCACCGGGTAGAGGTACGGGTTCTGCGGCATGTCGATCGTGGTCAGCAGGTTGCCGATCGCCAGTTCCTGACGGATGTCCTCGATGATGCTCGAGGTGTAGCCGGTCGGGACCCACTCGGCGCCAGTGCCCGCGCCGCCGGTCGTGAGCGCGCGCTGGAAGGGCGTCATCAGTTCCTCGTACGCCGGCCACAGCCGCTGGGACTTGTGCCCGCCGTTGGCGAGGTAGGTCGTCAGCGCGCGGCCGCCGACCGCGTGCATGCCGACGTCGACGATCTCGATCGCGTCGTGCATCCGGCGCGCCTTCTCGAGCGCGCTGCAGGCGTCGGCCGGCAGGACCGCTCGGACGTCCTCCATCGGGGCCATGAGGAAGTCGTAGTAGCCCTTGCGCGAGTCGGCGTCCTTCGAGCCGCGGAACTCGATGTCGGGCAGGTGGCGCTCGTTCCGCGGGAACGCCCGCAGGTTCATGTCCTCGAGCTTGGCGCCCGGAACCGTGCGCGCGCTCAGCTTGGCCATGTCGAGTGCCCGCTGCGCGTCCTTCTTCACGTCCTCGAGTTGCGCGATGCACTTCTGGATGTCCGCGGCCGCGCGCTCGGCCTTCTCGTCGGTCGCGATGCGGCCGTTCGAGACGTTCAGGAGGCGCTTGCGGACCTGCTCGAGCGCGGGCTCGATGTCCTCGGGCTTGGTGACCTTGATGTCCGGGTCCACGTCGATTTCGGGCATTTCGCGCTCCTTGCCGGTCTAGCCGGCCTTGTTGTACCAGGCTTTGAGTTCGGCCGACGCTTCACCGGCCCACCACTTTCGGAGCGCGGACTCCGGACCCTCGGTGACACTCTCGAGCTTCTTCAGCAGATCGGTTCGCTTCTGCGCGATGCGACGCACGAGGGTCAGCCGAGCATCGCGCGCCTCGGCCATCTCGATCTTCGTCCCGTACTGGCCGCCCTTCCAGACCAGCGAGCACTCTTCCACGCTGCGGATGCTGCCCATCACGCCCACGCACGCGATGCCGGCGTACTTCTCGCCCGGCAGGTGCGGGCAGGCGTCGCCGAAGGCGTCCTGGTCGCAGATCGAGCAGGTCATGCCGCCGAGCCACCAGGCGAGCGAGACTTCGCGAATCACCGCGCCGTCGATCCGGGCCAGCAGCGAGGCCGTCTCTTCGTCGGCGGTCATCATGTAGAACCACGCGCGGACCCAGTTGATGCCGTCGATCGTCACGGGCTCGGCGTCGAACCACCGGGCCACGGGAAGCGCCTCGGCCGAGTAGGTGACGTGATTCCGCATCATCGGCTGGCCGACGATCATCGCGGCGATCTGCTGCAGCGCCTCGGGCGTGAAGCGCGTCGCGTAGGCGTCGACCTGGTCGTTCGCGATCAGCGCGCCGCGAATCACGACGTCGGCTGCGGTGAGCGGGGCCGGCGGCCCGAGCGCGTTGATCTTGGCGAGCGCGCTCGCGTCCGCGGCCGCGGCCCGCTCGGAGATCGGTGCCGTGCGAATCAGCAGGTCATCGAGTGCGACGCTCATGCTGTTCCCCTGGGCATCCCGGCGCCGACGTCATGCGCCGGCCCTGTGGGACGAACGTGTGCCCGCACCCCTCGCAGGTCGGGTTCACGTTCGCTTCGCGCGGCATCCTGACAGACCGATGGCACTTCGGACAAGTCACAAAGCGCTGCTCGGGTTTCACTGGCCGCTGCTCCACCACGTCACGAGCGCCGCGGGCACCTCGAGGTCGGGGCGCGCGACGTGGCGCCGGCCCTGCGCGGCGACGCGCGCGCGCAGCGCGCGAACCTTCTTCTCGTCCACGGTGAACTGCAGCACGCAGCGGCAGTTGATCACGAGGTCCGCCGTGCCCGCGGGGTCGCCCGGGTAGGCCATCTCGACGATGTCGCCGTTCGTGGACTTGAGGCGGAACTTCTTCTCGACGTCGATCGGCCCGTCGGCCTCGGCCTCGGCGTGCGCGTCGCGCACCAGTTCGTCCTCGGCCGTAAACCACGTCTTGTCCGTCGCGACCTCCGTCTGCAGCACGGCATCGAGGCTCGCGAAGTTGAAGGCGCCGAGCGTCTCGGTGCGCGCGACCGTGGCGACGTTGTCGCGGCGGCCCTTGAAGACGTCGTTCACGATCTTCGCGAAGTCCGTATAGGTGGTCGCTTCGCCGTCGGCGATCGCCTTGCCGATGATCTCGCGCAGCCGCTTGGTCGTGGTCTCGCTCGTGCGCGCCAGGACCACGCGCGCGGCGTTCTCGATGAACGCCTGCGCGGCGTAGCGCTGCAGTTGCACCTCGAGCGCGAGCCCAAGCTCGGCGAGCATCTCTTCGCCGCGCTGCATGACCAAGTCGTAGAAGATCAGCCGGACCCGTTCCTCGTTGACGTGGCCCTCGTCGTCGAAGGCCGAGGCCAGGACGTCGGGGTTGACCACGACCGGCGTGTCGGCGGCCGCCTGCAGGCCCTGCTGGTAGAACTGATGCCGCAGTAGCTCGAGCACCGCGGCCTCCTGGGCATCGTAGATCTCGAGGAACCGGCGCTCGAAGCGTCGCTCGAAGAGCGCCACGAGCGCGCTGTTGCGCCGGCGCTTGCCCGCGCGCTCGTGCGCGATGCGCTTGGCCTGGTCCACGATCGCGATGCCCACGGGCCCGTCGTGGCGCTCGAGCGGCGCCAGGGCGCGCGAGGGCGGCACGGGCCCGCCGGTGGCGCCGGGCGCGGTCGGTGCGGGCGGCAGGTAGAGTTCGTCGGCCGCCGGGTCCTCGAGCGCGGGCAGGCCGGATGCGACGCGGGCCTCGTTCACCTTCATGAACGGCCGGCCGGTCGCCTTGGCGAGCGAGTCGTACTGCTTGACCTTGGCGTCCTGCAGCGCCATGACGCCGCTCACGTCGCTCTCGCACGAGACGTCCTTGCCCCAGCGCGAGCAGAAGCGCTCGGTCAGCACGGCGTCGCGCAGGCGCAGCCGCGGCCGGAGGCAGTTCTCGTGGTAGAGGATCATGTCCGTCGTGGCGCCGGCGTCCGAGAGCCCGCCGCCCTGCTTGATGCCCATCACCACGGGCGGGATCCCGAAGACGCGGCAGATGTCGGCGTCGGTCCAGTCGAGGCTCTCGGTGTAGTTCATTTCCTCCTGCGTGAGCCCGGCTCGCTCGAGCTTGAGCTTGTCCAGGATCACCGGCTCGTAGGCGTGCTCGAGCCCGCCGTGCAGCGCCATCAGGCGCTTCTTGATCTCCTTCACGACCTCGGGCTTCAGCGGCGGCGCATCCGGGTCCGTGCTCGAGTAGACGTTCGCGACCAGCCCGCCGCGGGCGTAGAACTCGCGCTGCCAGCGGGACATGAAGTAGCGCGCCTCGTAGCCCAAGCGCGCGGCCTCGAGCGGCGAGAGCCCGGCGGGCGCGAAGAACGGGTTCCAGTAGCGCAGGTGGATGATGCGCCTGGGGTCCAGCACCTCGGGCGCGTCGCCGCCGATCCACTCGTAGCCGACCTCGGTGCGGTGCGGGCCCGCCACGGGGCGCACGAGGTAGGAGGGCATCGACCAGATCTCCCAGTCGGGCGTCGGCTTCTCGCTGCCGAACGTCTCGAGGAAGAGGTAGCCGTTGCCGTTCAAGTCCATGCTCGACTGCCGCTCGACCTCGAGTTCGAAGCTGGACTGCCCGGGGTTGGCCTTCGCCCAGATGTCGACGATGTTGCCCGGCGCCCGTTCGATCTCGACCTTGGCTTTGCCCGTGCCCTGGTAGAAGCGGAGCGGGATGCCGGCGACGTCGTTCGCGATCTTGTCGACGCAGGCGTAGACCATCGGCACGCGCTTGGCGGCCAGCGGGAAGTCGAAGCCGTGCTGGGACGACTGGTAGGGGATCCGCTGGTAGTGCGCCGGGTACTCGGGGAACGCTTCGACGTTCACGCGCAGCGTGTCGGCACCGGGGCTCAGGGCGCGCCGCTGATGCGCTTCCTCACACGCGGCCATCGCTCGCTCGAGTGCTCCGCTCACGGGTGTCCCCCTCGCTCAGTAGGCCATCGCACGTCCCGCGACGGTGTGAGAGTGCACCGCGTATCTCAGAGCGTCAAGACCGTGATTGTTCTTGTCGACCGGCAGGTCGCGCGGAACGTCGGCGAGGATGCCCGTCTTGCGCTTGTCCCAGTGGTAGCCGCCGAACTCTTCCTCGAGGCACGTCGGCAGTCGCTTGGCGAGCAGCACGGGATCTTCCTCGACGCGCGCGCCGCGCACGATGAAGAGCTTCGGGCGCCCCGTGGCCTGCGGCATCAGTAGCTGCGCCACGGTCTGGATGCCGGCCGTGATGTCCTTCTTCGCGGCCGTCGTGTAGACGCCCTCGCGCTCGAGCAGCGCGCGCTCGCCGCGGTCGTGGTCGCTGTAGTACGCCGTGACGTTCAGGCTCTCGAGCCAGGCGTCCCACGGCGTGCGGCCCTGGCTGCCCCATTCGTTCGTGTCCTGGACCAGCTTGCCGTCGAAGCGGGCGTTCGCGATCGCGCGCGCGCGCAGCGCGGCGAGTTCCTCGGCCTCGAGCCGCAGGATCTCCTTGCCGTGCAGGTCGACGGTCACGTTCGACATGTACAACTCGCGGTAGCGGTACCAGTCGCCGTCGGGGCTGATGGCGATCCACTGGCAACTGAACGGGTTGTCGTAGCCGAGGTCGATGCCGACGACGCGCTCCCAGTCGGGCGGCGGCAGGCCGGCCCAGCGGGCCCACGACGACGGCAGCGGGTTGTCCGTCTTGGGGCCGCACAGGTGAACGTTCGGGTCCCAGTCCGAGTACACGAGCCCTTCGAACGCGACCCACTTGCCCTCGAAGTAGCGCTGCCGGCGCTGGCCTTTGAGGTTGCGCTTGAACGCGAGGTAGGCCGCGGGCTGGTGCTCGTCGTTCTCGTTCATGCCGGCGACGACGCACTCGCGAATCAGCCGGTCGACGATCAGCGTGCCGCTGCAGGCCGGGCACGCGGCCAGGTCAAAGACGTCCTCGCCCGTGTCCTCGTCGTGCAGCCACTGCTTCACGCTGCCGGTGCCGCGGCAGGTGTCGCACTCGTCCTCGCGCCGCTGGCGGTTCGTGCCCATGTTCGGCAGGAAGCGCTTGCAGAGCCAGTGCTCGGGGTTGTCGGGGTTCGTGCAGCCCACGATCTGGTGGATCGGGATGCCGGGCTGACGCAGCCGGCCCATCGCCATTTCCCAGTCGGCTTCCTCGAGCTCGTTGCACTCGTCGGCGGCGATGAAGGCGTACTCGGTCGAGAGCAGCTTGTCGGTGCGACCGCTCTCGCCGCTCACGCCGATGAAGTCGATGCTCGAGCCGTTGGGGAAGTCGAAACGCTCGGGGCGCTCGCCGCCGACCAGCCCGCCGAACCACATGGCGTCGCCGAAGACGCGCCGGACGTGGCGCAGCGTGCTCAGGCGAAGGTCCGCGTAGACCTTGCGCAGCAGCACGCAGCGGGCGCCCGGGTAGCGGAGGCAGAACGCCCAGAGCTTCATCACGAGCGCGATGGACTTGCCGTTTCCCCAGTGGCCGGAGAACAGCACCTCCTGCGCGGGCGACTCGATGAAGGCACGCTGGCCGGCGTTGGGGTCGAAGACGAGGCTGCCGTCGTCCTCAATGCGCCAGAGGGGATCCATCCTCGGCACGGTCGGGGCTCTCAGTCGCTGGCGGGTAGTCCTTCATGTCGACGCCGATCCGGACGTTCACGGCCGGCGCCTCGGAGCCGATGTTCTTCTGCACGACCATGTCGTGGAGCCCGCCCTTGGAGGCGAGCGCCTGGGCGGCCACGATCATCGACTGCGCCGTGCTGCCGGGCAGCGTCCCGCGCATGCCCTGGATCAGCGTGCGGGCGACCTCTTCCTGGACGGTCCGGACGATGCCGCGGGCCCGCGCGACGGCCGCGCGCTCGCGCGCCAGCCGGCTCAGGCCGCGCACCGAGACGGGGTCGGACGGCCGCCCGGCCTTCTGAGCCGCGGCACGGCGCTGCGCGAGTTCGGCGGCGCTCAGCGGGCGGCGGGCCATCAGACGCGGCCCTGGCGCGCGTACTCGCGAAGCTGCGCGGCCGTGACGGTGCGCTGCCGACGGCCGTTGATGAGCGCATCGTCCGTGTCCGGCGCCATCTCGACTCGGATGGCCTGCATGATCGTTTCCGCGACGGCGGCTGGATCCAGCGTGCCCTTTGCGTTGTAGCGCAGCCCGTTCCACTGCTGGCGCTTCGCGCGGACCCGCGCGCGCTCGAACTCGGCGCGGCCCATCGGGACCGGGGCCTCTTCGGCGACCGCGGCGGCGCCCACGCCCAGCTTCGTGATCACGCGGTAGCGGACCTCGGGGTGCGCGCGCAGCCAGGTCGCCTCGAGCACGCGCCGGCGCAGCTTCGCGTCCTTGAACCACCGGCCCTTCGTCTCGATCGCGTGCGTCTCGCCGTTCGCGTACTCGACCAAGAAGTCGATCGCATGGTGGCCGATGCGCACGGGCGCTCCCGCGCCGAGCGGGTCGGGGATCTCGAGCGGGACGCGGAACTGCGGCGTCCAGGACTTCACGATGCCGGCGCGCTTCTCCAAGTCGAGCCGCTCGGCAAAGCGCGCCTCCATCCGGGACGGGTAGCGGCGGCCGTTGTAGTAGGTGGGCTTGGCTGCGGTGTGCTGGCTCATGCGCGGACCTGTCGCGAAGGTGAGGGGCGCGCCGCGAGGTGTCGAGCGGGTTGCGGGCGCGCCCCTTGGGCGAGACGTCAGTTCGTGGGCGCGGTGACGGGCGCGGCGTCGCGGAATGGCTTCAGGCGCGTGCCGGTCTTGAGGTCGTCGGTCGCCTCGCTGTCGGAGCCGGGCCAGTGCGTGAGGATGCCGTTCTCGATGCTGCAGCCGTTGGCCTGCAGGTCGGCGACGAACGCGCGCGCCTTGCAATCCGGGCAGGTGGCGTTGCCGCAGGGCTTCACGACCTCGCCGGTCTTGAGTGTGCGCTGGCAGCCGTGGCCGCCCACTGCCGTGATCTCGATTCGGAACTGGCCCATCGGTTCCTCCTGGGGATTTCGGGGCGCCGGCGCCCCATGCTGCACCGGCGTCCCCGGGGTGAGCGCGGCTCGGATCCGCGCGTGCGCGAACTTACTCCGACGGCCCCCGAGCGTCACGGCGTTTCTGCTCCTGGCGCAGTGTGGCGACGGTGCTGGCCTCGAGGTCGTACTTCCACTGGCCCGGCACCTCGCTGCGCCGGTAGACGTTCACGACGCCGCTGGGTTCGTGCAGGTAGGTGCTCGAGCCCTCGTGAATCGCGCGCTGCTCGCCGTCGTAGGGCCCGCCCACGAGCGTGACATAGAACGGCTTCACACCGACGCCTTTCGCTGGTGGCGGTACAGCGCGACCTCGGGCGGCTCGGGGTCCTGGGCCCGCACGAGCGCGCGCAGGGCGACCAGCTTGGCGCCGCGCTTGTCCATCTGCGCTCCGTCGATCAGCGTCAGGATGTGCTCGACCTTGATGTTGCGCGGCACCGAGCGCCTCGCGCGCGAGGCCGCGATCGTGGCGATGCGGTCGGCCTGGTCGACGGCGAGCTTGGCGGCGTTCAGGAGCTTGACGATCCGGCTCGTGAGCGCCTCGGCGGGCAGGTTCTCTTCGGGGATCGTGTTGCGGCCGCCCGGAGGCGCTGGGCCCTTGTTCGGCATCACTTCCCTCCCCACGGTTCGAGCGTGGCGCTTTCCAGATCGACGTGCTTCGACCAGCCGACATGCCCGCAGTCGTTGCAGCGGTACTCGCGAGCGGCCCTGCCCATCCGACTCCCGCGGCCGCTGCCGGTCATGGCCCGCTCGCGTCCCGAGCGTACAACGCGCGCGAGCGTGCCGAGGCTGCGGTTCACCTTCTGCCGGCACTTCGCGCAGCGGAACCACAGCGGATGGCCGGTGCCGTTGTTCTGGCCGCTCATGCTCGCGGCCCGCTCTCGACGTCGACCAGCGGCACGATCTTCCGCTTACCCGAGTCGCAGACGTACTCGATCGCGTAGGCCGCGCCGGGCGCGAACTCTTCCGGGCTGTTCGGCCGACGCAGGACGGTTTGCGTGTGGCTCATGTAGGACCGCGACCACGCGAAGCATCCGCACCAGAGCCGCTCGGGCTCGGGTGCGGGCCTGCGGCTGATCACGTAGTGGCCGACGTACCAGAGCGCGAACCCGCCCAGGGCGACGAGGCCGACCGCCATGTCGGTGCTCATGCTCGCGCCCCACGCGGGATGCGCCGGAACAGGCGATCGAGCCAGATGCGAAGACGCCACGCACGCGTCATGAGCCAGCGCACTCGCGGGTCCGGATAACAGCCCGAGCGCTTCAGGAACGACTGCCAGGTGTCCGCAAAGTGCCGTTCGATCTCTTCGGGCGAGTCGACCACCACGAGCATCGCGACCCACGTCTCGCCGCAGACCGCGCACTTGCATTCATCCCGAGCGATCGACAGGCGACCGAACGGGTCCGGGCCCACGCTGCGAACTGGCGCGCCGAGCTTGTGCCGGGCTCGGAGCGTCACTTCCACAGCCACCAGAGCAGGTCCATCACCGTGCGGCCGAAGGCGACCGCGAGCACGAAGTTGTGCATGGCTCACTCCTTGTCGTTGAGGATGTCGAGGGCTTCCCAGCGGGCATCGTGGTCGCGCTTCAGTTGATTGGCGAGCACGCCGCGCACGCGCTCGAGCTTCTTCTGCAGGCCGATGATCGAGGCGTTCGTCTGGGCGATGGGGGCGGCTTCCGCCTCGCAGGCCGCGCAGCCCGGCACTGGCGGCGTGCACGAGAAGTCCTGGGGCCCGAGGTGCTGCACGAACTCGTGCGAGTGCCGGGTGCAGCCGTATCGGATGCGCGGCGGCGCCGGCGGGACGGGTCGCAGCGGCGGGTCGATCGGCGGGAAGCGGCTCATCGCGCAGCCCAGTCGGTCAGCCGAACGGTGCGCGAGCCGAGGATCTTGTAGCCGTAGTTCACGCCGTCGATTCTCACGAAGCCGCTGTCGCCGTGGGCAGCCAGCCGGAGAACGCCGAACCGTTCGGGCCGGAAGGTCGTCCACGAAACCCAGACTGAGTCCGGCCCTTCCGCGCGACGCCAGACCATCGGATAGGCCCGCGTCGTGTCGCGCATCGAGCCGTGCGCGCGGGCCCGCACGCTGTCGACGGCCGCGACGTAGCCGCGCCGGAACGCGCGGTTCTCGCGGCGCGTGCTGATCGTGTTGAACGTGAAGCAGAGCACGACGATGATCGCGATGAGGATCACGACCACGATCAGCCCGGCGAGGTCGCTGGCGTCGCCGCCCGTCCAGTCGGGGTCCGAGAGGCGATGTTTGCCGACCAGCGAGGGCCCGCTCACGGCTTCACCACGTTCGCCAGGACAACGGTCCAGATCGCGAGCGTCCAGTCGGCCACCAGCGCCCCGAGGATCGAGAGACAGAGCAGCCCGAAGACGAGCGTCCAGCGCAGGACGTCGATGCCGCGCGCGGGCTCGGTGGTGCCGGGCATCAGAACGTCCCGCCCTTCTGGCGCTCGGCCGCGCCC